ATAAAAATCGCCGGTGTTTTGCGGGACAGCCCCTTCTTTTTTCCCCGTTGGCTCTTCAGTCGGATCATCCGAAACGCGGGTGAGACGTATTTGATACTTCTCGGCGGATAGGGTGTCCGGATACGCTGCCCCTATCTCGAAAGTCCCCTGAATTAACGCGCTCCGTTTATCCGTGATAGTCACATTGCCGTAGTCCGTCCACGCTACATCGCCCACAGCACGATATTCGCGTTTAATCACCACACTCCACGACCTGTATAATCCCGAAGTACCAGGCGTGGTAAGCAATCCCCCTGGAAGTTGATAATGAACCACCAGTCCCTGTGTATCATCATACTCTAACGTCCACGTCTGCGCACCACCGGCCTTAGTCAGTTTAGCCGCAGCCTCCAGCGATTTCTGGCGATGTATCGCGCTGAAATGAGGCATAGCCGTCTGCGTATCGGAACCCATCCTTACGGATAATTCAACGTCGGGATAGTTGGCAACGGGATTGCCCTCGATTGTTATGTCCTCATTGTCTTCTTCAAGCACCGTATCGCCAAATTTAATCTTTGCACCCGTAGCGTACAGCGTTACAACCTTATTATCTAATGCACGGTTGTACCAACGGAAATAATTGATATGAGTAACATCCAGGTCTCCGCCAGTTATATCAAAATCAGCCAAAGGGATCGTGAAAGTCTGCCATTCATCGGTGATACCAAGCGCCATTGGATTATCATAATGCCATTCATTAGCATCAACCCCGCCGGAAGACGATATTTCCAATTGGTTATCACCCGTATCTTGCAGTCCCGTTGGATCGGAACACTTCAGGTCAATAACAAGATAACCAACATCTTTATCCAGACCCAAGCAATTGACAGGGCCAAAGTGTAGTTCAAGTTGCTCTCCGGCCAGCAATCCGCCACCACCAGCGGAACCCGTTTCTGCCGAAAGGGAACTGCCGAACAACGTCTTCATAGGTCTGATCGAGTCAGCGTCAGCCGTAAGACCACCGATACTCTCCAGCGGTCCTTCCCCTATCGCCACCAGCAGATTCAGCCAGTCCTTGTTATCATGCGATTCGGTGTAGGCGTTGACGATATTGCCGCCGACCTTATTCTTGCCGTATATGATCGGCACAGGCATCTCGACACTAGCCGTGGTCTCCGGCCCAGACCATGCGTAAGCGGGCGAGTCATCGGCAAAATCACCGCCAACACCCTCTGCGCCTTTCTGCCCGAACGTTGGAGCCTTATACGTGAGAGCCGTATAAACGCCATAAACACCTGATATTGCAGTGAGGGCGAAAAATGCAGCCAGAAAAGGATGGGCAATGGCATAAGCGGCAGCAGCCTCAATTCCAGCCTCAATTCCAGCAACAATAAAACCTATGGTTGAAGAAACGGGGTCTTCAATAACGGGCGTGATGATTATCTCATCGCCAACAATAACGTCCGTATCGCCCCACTTATCACTATCAATCTGGCCATATCGCGAATGCAACACCCGCCACTTGCCGTCAGCATACTCTTCCGGCACAAGCGACGCCACAGTTCCCTTGCCAATATCCAGGGTCTCGGATATGCGATCATCAGCATTTTCAAATATATTAGGGATGATTTTACGGGTTATCATGGATTAAACCTATAACACGAATGGACTTTTTTGTTGAACGGGCGTTCGTTCAGCCGAGACTGCACTACCCCAGTGCGCTTTATGCAATGAATGAACTTGCCTTCGCCAAGATAATATCCAATATGGTTGGCTATATCACCGTCAATCGCCATGAAGATAACATCGCCTGGCACTAAATCTTTTTGCTTGATACGCTTGCCGTACTCGTGATAATGTTCGACAAAGTAATTGCCGCCACACTTTGACCAATCGCCGTCATACTCAAAATCGCATACAACATGCCCTAACCGTTGGGCGATGTACATGAACAACCCGTAACAATCCACACCATGAGCGTCCCTACCATGCTCCCTATACGGCCAGCCGACACACTCGGCTGCCACAGTTTTAATATCATCAGCCACGAAATACCCTCCGATTAGGCACCGCGGGGAACGCCCCAAACCGAGCCTGGTTATTATGCCGTCGGCATTCTACCAGCGTCTTTCGACATTCATCGGGAAAAGTCCCGCTCGTAGTCCAATAAATCTTGGCGTTTTTCCAATAAAGATTCACCGTATCGGTCGCATAGTTCCACCAACGGATATAATTAATCGCCGTTACGTCCAGTCCGCCGCCTTCGTTCACAAACGAAGACAGGGGAATCGTGAACGTCTGGTAAGTATCGGTTATCGTTAGCCCCGCCGGATTAGTATAATACCACTCTTCGTCATCGCAAGTTCCGCTACTCGTTATCTCGATCTGTCCCGTGGACGTTAACCTTGCCGGCACATCACATTTCAAGTCAATCTTTAGTGATGCGTTGGCCTTGGTCAGCATCTTGAGATTCACCGACACAAACTTCGTTGTCGCTTGCGCTGTATAATTCACCAGATCGCCGGGATCGCTCACCCCGGTACGTTCAGTGCCCCATAGCCACGTAGTATCGGCAGAGAACGGGGTGGGCCAACTAAACGTACCATCGCCGTCATCAAGCCAACAACCCTGATCCTTGTACTTCCATTGACAGAAATCACGCCGGTAATACCTTCGCGGCAAAGTTAATTTCAGCAGGTCAAACTTGGATGTCAGAGTAAAGTTTATAACCTTTTCATCATAACTCGGAACGCTATCGATAAAGAAAATGTCTTCAATATAAGCATCAGGGTCAGTCAGATAATCCGCAAACACCTGCCGAATCGTTACCTTGCGCCCGATCAGCCCATCGTTAGCCTCCAAGTACGCCTGAATCTCCCGACTCACGTTCATCACGGAAACCTGAACCGTATCGACAACAAGGCCTGTATTCTCACTGACACTCTCGTGCGTTATCGGGAACTTCGTGTACGTCTGCGCCGTATTCTCATCCTTGAAAAACTCAACATCCTCGTCGTACTCCGCTAGATACAGATCATCCTCGGCACCATCAGCATCGGGATCAGCGGCAATCTGCACACGATACAAGAAGATCGGCTTATTAGTCTCGGCGTTCTTCTCGGTAATAAAATCAGCAGACGGTGACTGCGGACTCATTATGCTTCATCCTCGTTAATAACCTGAAAATTCCACGATACCTTAAACGTACCGCCGGAATACTGCGCCTTAAACGATCCTGGGGCAAACCGCACCGTATATTGCTCATCATCAAACGGGCTGGTATAATAAAAGCCATCCAGCGCACCAGAACGGGCAACATAAAAAGCCCGATACTCTTGCATCTCGCTCTTGATACAGTTCGGCCCCTGGCACTTAAAGCCGATTACCTTCTTGGACACCTTAAGCCGCCGTTGTTCCGATTGCTGCTCAAAACGGGATACCAATACAGGGTAATCCAGCACTTCCTCAACGCTCTGTATATCCAAACTAAAAGTTGCTAAAGCCATGTCATCGTCCTAACACTACTTCTTGCCGTATCGGGCCACGAGCGGCAGCATCGGCGCGGATGACGTTGATGATGGCATTCTTGCCCACTCTTGACGCCATCGACTGCGCTATCGCTTCGTGCGTAACGATATTGTACATCTCGATAGGCTGCTTGTCCTCCCGTTCGGTATTCTCACGAGCGGGGATAACGGCCTCCCCACGATGCAGCCCATATACGCCCGTGCGAGGCACGTAATCCGTGCCCTCGGCAAACCCAGTTGCCGTAGGCAGCGGCGCAGCAGGCGCCCCAGCGGGAAGTGTAGGCGTAGCACTAAACATCTTGCCTATACTTAACGCTATACTCAGCCAGGTCGGAGCACCCTCAATGGTTCCCAATGCCTTCATATTCATCGCCGCCCTTATACTGTTCGCAGTTATCTCAGCCAGCATATCGGCGAATATATCAATCAGGGCGTCGCCAAAGGCACGAAAATAATCTTCGGCCTTATTAAGGTCCCCATGAAACGCATCCACGAATAAGGTCTTGAAACTTGTCTGCATCGCCGTCGCGGTCGATAC